TTTTTTATATTAAAAAAGGGGAGAGGATTTTCTCCACTCCCCTTGTTATAATTTACAAGATTGCTATTAAGCAGTAATAGCTGCGAAACTAGTTGAGTCAATGCTGTAAGACAAACCATCTTCCTCACCTGTTAGGGTAAGTTGGAAACGGTTTTTCTCAGTACGAGATGTTCCTGAGTTTCCGTCTACAGTAGACACATATAAGCCGTGGTCTAGACCAACAACGTGAAGAGTACCTGCAGCAGTTTTTACAAAAGCTACCATTTCTTTAGGACCGTTAGACATTTGGTCTAAAGCAGTAATTTTAGAAGCATCCATCTTAGGAAGCTCTACAGAAATTGTAGGAACTGTGGTAAAACCACCTGTAGGGTCTACAGTTTTTACTTCACTAAATACAGAGAATCCGTCTTTTAAGTGGAATTCAATTTGAACTACATCCGAAGCAGCACCCGCAGCAGAGATAACACGAGTAGCATCATCTTTTGTCGTGATTGCGGTTAAAGCAGCAGCTTTAGAAGCAACGTGTAGTTCTACTATACCACCAATACCCAAGTCATCACAAGAGTAATCGATGTCAGTAAGATTTACAGTACAAGCCATTTTTTATTAGGTATTAAAAAGGGAAGGCGAACCTTCCCCTTTGTTATTATTCAGTTATTATACGTCGTAAGCAAGTACGATTTCACTACCCTTCAAGTAAGAGAAGCCTAGCTTAAAGCGACCCCATAGGTACTCGCTGTTTTCTTTAGCTTCGTATTCGCTATCGATAGCAGCTACATCATTGTAGTCGTCAGTCAACATAACCAAGTTGCTTGGTGGAGTAACGAACAAGTGGTCAGCAGCCAAGCTAGACAAGTGAATAACTTCCATACCGTAGTAAGTAGGGATAGCACCTTTAGCGATACCATCGCTGCTAGATAATGTCATAGAAGAAGCAAACTCCTCAGCCATAGCGATTTGGAACGCTTGGTAAGCAACAGTACCTAAGAAAAATGCAGGACGGAACTCACGGTCAGCATCACCGTAAACAGCAGATAGCATAACGTCAGACATTGACTCGTAAGAACTTTGCATAATGTCTAAGATATTTCCACTAGTGATAACTTTAGCACCTGTAGTGTTTGTATCAGTATCAAAGTCAATAACGTCAGCATCATTTTTCATTTCAGCTAATATCTGAGAACCTGCGTAGTTCAATGCTTTTTGAGCAGCCAATTTTGCGAAGTGGTCATATACCCAATTACGGAACTCAACATCCATTGTTTCAGGATTGTGTTGTCCTTTCTTTAAAGCGATACCACGGTAAGAGTTTTCCAATACAGCCTTACAGTTTTTGAAACCCCAAGTGAAAGTTTCAACACTCATTTCTTTTTCTGAAATGTTTGCTGTGTGGTTGTCAGTAAAGCTACAATCAGCAGCATCGCCTACGCCATAAGCACTAGCGGTTACTTCAAAGATTGGAACATTTACTTTGGCTTTTACGCCATCGATAAGTGTGAAGCGGTTAAGTACAGCCGCTGATTTTACCATAGAGTCGATAAACAAATCTCTGCTACGGTCACCCCATACTAATTGTTGTACTGAAGGGTCAGTTGAATTAATTGCCATTTTATATTATTTTGAAAAATTCGTTGTTTAGTTAATTTACAAAGTATTAATAAGTTCTAGGGAAGAACTTGTTAATAAGGTTTACTTTCTCAGGAGTAATCTGCTCAAAGTTAATATTCTTATCTACTTCTTCAGCGACAACTTCTTCTGTCTGCTGTGCAGTAAATTCCTCTTCAACTTCTTGTTCGTTTACTTCTTCCTCAGCTTCAAAGTTCTCTTCTACCTCGGTTACTTCCTCAGTAGCTTCGTACTTTTCTTCTTCTTTCATCTCTTCCTCTTCTTCTTTAGAGTCTTGAGCCATTTCTTCCTTTTCTTCTTCATCTTCCTCTTTAGCCATATCGCCCATAGATTCGATGTGCTTTTGAATCATTTCAATAGCGGATTTTAAATCTTCCACTCCTGCAAACTTTTCTTCAAAAGATGTCAATGCGGATAATAGAATCTCATTCTCAGATTCCAATCCTTCAATACGCTCTTGGAACTTGTTAGTCATAGCCTCAAATTGAGCCTCCAACTTACCAAGTTCTTTAGCAAATGAAAATTCAGTCATTTCTTCTTTATTTGTTGGTGTTATATTAGCTGCAATCTCAATGGAGAAACCATTTATCTCCCCATCCTTAATTGCATTGAATAATTCGTCAGACTCAATCTTAGCCTTTACGAATACTGTTCCGTTTGGAAGGTCGAATCCATAGTCCGTAGACTTGTCATTCTCAGATTCTTTCATCCAAATCTCTAGCATTACAACATCAGTAGTATCGTTCTCGTGCTGTATGCCAAATTCGTTAAACAACCCCTTCTTAGAGTAGTTGTACATTATATCTCTAATCGTTTCCTCAGTAAAGCGTACATAGTAAAAACCATTCTCGGCAGACTGTCTTAGGATTTCCTTGTTAGGAATCATAATTGGTCCAACCACCTCACGCTTCTCATCATTAGCAAACATCTCAATGCTTTGCTTAGAGAAATAAATAAAGTTTTCTTCAATAGCAGGTTTGTCTACAAGGGAAATCTTATACAT